GCTGGCGGCTTGCCCGCCGCGACGGGGTGGTGTTTCGCGCCACCGATCACGATGGCGATCTCGAAGTCGAGGGCGAGACCTACCGCGCCCGCGCAGGGTATTCGCGCACCGCCGTGGCCTCCGAGGCCGGGCTGGCGGTCGGCAATGTCGATCTCGAGGGCGTGCTCGACGATGCGGGGCTCGACGCGGACGCGCTGCGCGCCGGGCTTTATGACGGGGCCGAGGTGCGGATCTTCGTGGTCAACTGGCAGGACCCGTCGCAGGGCACCCTCCGACTGCGCCGCGGCTGGCTGGGCGAAGTCATGCTGTCGAGCGAGGGCCAGTGGCGCACCGAGCTGCGCGGCATGTCCCAGGTGCTCGCACAAAGGTTGATCGAGCCCTACACGCCCGACTGCCGCGCCGATCTCGGTGATGCGCGCTGCGGCGTGGAGATCGGTGACCCGCAATGGACGCGACCGGGCCTCGTCACCGCACCGCTCGACGCGCTTTCGTTCACAGCGGCGATCGACGTCACAGACAAACCCGACGACTGGTTCGCCGGAGGCGTGATCCGCTTCACCTCGGGGCAGAACAGCGGCCGGGCCATCGAGGTGCGGGGATCGGACCTGGCAACGGGAGATCTGGTGCTGTCCTTCCCGCCGCCCTTCCCGGTCGGGACGGGCGATGCGTTCGAGATCTATCCGGGCTGCGACAAGCGGCTCTCCACCTGCATCGACCGGTTCGACAATGTGCTCAATTTCCGGGGCGATCCCTTCGTGCCGGGGGCCGACAAGCTGACAGAGACGCCAAATGCACGATGAGCCAAAGCAGCGTGAGCCAGTGTGCGGTGACGACGTGATCGCCGAGGCACGCCACTGGATCGGGGCGCGCTGGCGCCATCAGGGCCGCGGGCCAGCCGGCGTGGACTGCATCGGGCTGCTGATCGTGGTCGCAGATGCGCTTGGCGTGCCGCATCACGATGTGACGGGCTATGACCGGCGCGCGACCGGCACCAGGTTGCTGGAGGCGTTCGCGGTCGATCTCGACCCGCTTCCCCTCGCCGAGACGCGCCCCGGCGATATCCTGGTCTTTGCCGAGACCACCTATCCCTGCCATGCCGGCTTTCTCACCGCGCGGCACGGGACCCTGCATCTTCTGCACGCGCATGCGCTGCGGCGCTGCGTGCTCGAGGAGCCGCTGATCGAGCCATGGCTGTCGCGCCGGCGCGCGGCCTGGCGCATTCCGGGGGTGGTCTGATGGCGGTGCTGGCCATTGCGGGCGCGGGCGCGCTCGGCAGCACGGCGCTCGGGATCGGCTGGCAGGCCGGCTGGCTGATCGGCTCGACCGTCGGCTCGCTGCTGTTCGGCCCCGACCAGCCGGATATCGAGGGCCCGCGGCTGCGCGATCTGTCGGTGACCTCCTCGGCCTGGGGCGCGCCCATCCCGCTCATCTACGGCACGATGCGCGCCTCCGGCAACGTGATCTGGGCGCCGGGGATCCGCGAGGAGCGCCAGACCCGAAAGGTGGGCGGCAAGGGCGGCGGCGGTCAGCGTCAGACAACCTATGGTTACTACGCCTCCTTCGCGCTCGGCCTCGCCGAAGGCCCGGCCGGGGATCTCATCCGGATCTGGGCCGATGGCAAGCTCATCCATGATGCGCGTGGTACCAATCCGGATGTGTCGATCCCCGGGCTGGAGTTTCGGTTTTATGAGGGAGGCGAGGACCAGCTGCCCGATCCGCTGATCGAGGCCGCGGAAGGCCATGGCCGGACGCCGGCCTTTCGCGGGCTGGCCTATCTCGTGTTCGAGGATCTGCCGCTGGAAAACTTCGGCAACCGCATCCCCAACATCACCGCCGAGGTGACGTTCAACGCGCAGGAGGCCTTTCCGGCGCTCAAGAGCACCAACCTGCCGGGCGGTCCGCTCGACAGCGTGTTCACGAGCTACGGGGCCACCGACTGGCAACGCCAGCGCCAGCTCATGCTTTCCCCGGACGGTCTGCGGCTGTTCGATCTGCGCACGCTGGAGGAACTGGCGCAGGCACAGCCCGAGGATCTGATTTCAGACGCACTGGCCGAGGCGCTGAACCTCTACAGGGACAATTACGGGTTCGATCACTGCTTCATCGGCGGCGACGGCTATGCCTACACCCAGGTAGGCATCAGCAACACCAAGCCGGTCGTGAAGATCGATCTCGACGCGATGGCGGTCGTGGACAGCTTCGGGCGCCGCAGCAACAGCCTGACCAACAATGCCGGCGGCTTCGCATCACTGACGACGCTCGGCTGGATGCGCGCGCTCAGCCTGACCGGGCCTGTCGACGTGCTGATCGCCTCGGGGCGCTTCGGCGGCGGGCATGGCTGCGTGCGAGCCGACACCATGGAGTTCCTCGCCAATCTGCCGCGCATGGGGCCGGGGCCGACGAATGTCGAGAACATCGTTCAGGGGCGTGTGGGCGAGGGCCTCGGCGAGGCGTGGATCCTGCGCACGTCGAACACCGGCACGGCCAGCACCATTCCCATCGAACGGCTCCGCCTGCGCCCGGGCGCGCCTTTGCCCGTCGTCGAGAATGCCGGGCACTGGTCTCTCGCGCCGGCCGATATCCACCCCGAGGCGACAGGATTCACATACGAGCCGGCCGGCGCGGTCTACGATCCCGTCGATGACGCGCTGGTCTGGATCAGCGCGCTTGCGTTTCCGGACGCGCTCGGGGATCTCGCCGGGCGCTATGCGGTCAAATGGCGCCCGGATGACGGGGTGATCTGGGCAACGCGCCTGTCGCTGTTTGCGTTTTCCACGACACGCAAGGAGAACATGGCCATCGCGAAGTCCCGCACCGAGGGCCGGCGCATGGCGTGGCATCGCGAGCCGCAGGTCAGCCAGGTCGATCTGCGCACCGGCGCGGAGATCCTGTTCACCGAAGGGTTTGCCGCGGGCAGCATCTTCGGCGGCGGCGAGGCCGCGGGGTATGATGCCCGCTCGGACACGCTCACGGGCTATGTGCAGACCGGATCGGCCGCAACCCGGCTGTTTCTCAACCGCACCGCCGGCGAAGGGGTGACACCGGGCAGCCTCATTGCGGATATCTGCGCCCGTGTCGGGCTGGGGCCGGCCGATATCGATGTGTCTGAGATCAACACGCCGATATTCCGGGGCTACGCCATCGGCCGGCAGGGCTCGGCGCGGTCGGGCATAGAGCCGGTGGCGCAGGCCTTTTCCTTTGATGCCGTCGAGTCCGACGACCGGATCCGCTTTGTGCCACGCGCGCGATCCGCAGATGAGGCGCAGCGTCTGACCGCGGACGATCTCGTGCCCGCGCGTGAGACGGGGCGCGTCGTGCAGCTCCAGCGCGTACAGGAGACCGATCTGCCCGAGCGCATCACCGTCACCTACCAGGACACGAGTGGCGACTACAATCAGGGCGCCCAGTCCGCTACGCGGGTCTCGCAGCCTGTCGCCACCATGGGCTCGCGCGACAAGCGCGACATGGAACTGCCCATGGCGCTCGAGGCCACAGAGGCCAAACGCATCGCCGAACGGCTCATGGCCTCGGCCTGGATCGAGCGTGATGGGGTCGAGTTTGCTCTGCGGCCGGGATTCCTGCGTCTTGACCCCACCGACCTGCTGCGCGTGGCCGCCCCCGGCGGAAGCGAGATCGCGGTCCGACTGACGCAGCTCGAGATCGGCGCGGACTGGGAGCTGCGCGCGAAGGGCGTGCGGCATATCGGGTCGGCCTATCTGTCGGAGGCCATCGGTGCGACCGGCACCGGGGTCCGGCCCACGGGCGTGCTGGGCGATGTACCTTCACGGTGGGTGGTGCCGCAGGTCCCGCTGCTGCGCGATCGCCATGATACCGGCGGCGTGGCCTCCAGGCAGTATCTCTTCGCCGCACCGCGGGTCGCGGGGCCGTGGACCGGCCTGTCGCTCTTTCGCTCGCGCGACGGGGCGGACTGGGACATCCCGGCGCGCATCAGCGATCCCGCGCTGATCGGCACCTTGCGCGCACCGCTCGGCCCGCCGCGCTCGGTCTGGACATGGGACGCGGCCAACACGCTCGAGGTGCGGCTGCGCGATCCCGACGGCCAGCTCGCGTCGGTCTCCGATCTGCAGCTGCTCAATGGCCGCAATGCAGCGCTCGTGGTCGACGCGGATGGCGGGGCCGAACTGATCCAGTTCCGCGATGTCACCCCTCTCGGCAATGATATCTACCGGCTCTCGACGCTGCTGCGCGGCCGCCGCGGCACGGACGCCCGGCTCGCGCATCCGCCCGGGGCGGTGATCGTGGTGCTGGAGGACGAAGGCGCGCTGTTTACCGAACCGCTCGGGCTGGTAGGTCAGCAACTGCGCTACCGCGGCGTGGGCCGGGGCGAGGCCTTCGACGAAGCGGACACGGTCACGCAAACCCTGCGCGGCACCGATCTCAAGCCCTACGCGCCCGCGCATGTCGCGGGCGCGTGGACGGCGGACGGCATCACGATCGGCTGGCTTCGCCGCACCCGGATCGGCGGCGACTGGCGCGACGGCACCGGCACCGTGCCCCTCGCCGAGGCGGCAGAGGCGTACGAGGTGGATATTCTCGACGGTGCCGGGGATGTCGTGCGCGTACTCGAAAGTGCTGCACCGCAGGTACTCTATGCCGCGGCGGATGCGGAGGCCGATTTCGGCGCGATCCCGGGCACGCTCGCTGTGCGCGTCCATCAGATCAGCGCGGCGGTCGGGCGCGGCTTTCCCGCCACGGCCATATTGCAGGAGACATGAATGAGCACGCCCAATCTCGCCATCGCCCATATCCAGGCGAGCCAGGACCAGAAGGAGGTCACCGCGAACGCCGCCTTCGACGCGCTGGATCTCGCCATGACGGAATCCGGCCTTCTGGATGTCAGCGCCGGCGGCATCATCACTGTGCCGTCCGCGCAGGCGCTCGGTCTTGTGCGGCTCGTGCTGACAGGCGCGCCCGACGCCGGGGTCACGGTCGCCTTCCCGGCCGTGAAGCGCCTTGTCCTTGTGCGCAACGAGGCGGATGCCCTGGCCATCATCACCCGTGCCGGTGGTGCCG